AAGCCCTGACCAGCAGTGACGGCGACGCCCGCGTCCAGATCGAGAATGTCACCGCGCTGAACTGAATTACGCATTGCTTGAGCTTCCGTCGTTTGCAGGGGTGTTGCTGCCGTTACCGTCAACCGAGAACCGGCCCTTCTGCAGCATGAAAAGAATCTGCAGCACGCCGGATTCGCCCAGCTTCTTGAAGTCGCTTTCCAGTTCCTTGAAGACCGCGTCAGGGTTGTAGCCACGGCGGCGCAGGCTTTCGCTGATGGTCAGCAGGCCCGAGCTGATGAGCTTCAGTTCGCTGGATGCGTCTTGGTCAGGGTTGGTGTAGTCCCACTTGGGCGTGCTGTGGTCGCATGTGGCGTCGTTGGTGCGCCACTGGCCGCCCAGCACGCCGGCGCTGATGAAGGCCTGCCAGATCGGCACACACAGGTTCGGGATGATGCTGTGCCACTGTTCGGCCTCGATGTCGCGGCGCAGGTCGCCCTGGCGGACGCGGGCGCTGCTGAAGTTCACCTCGGTCATGTCGCCGGTGCACATCTCGTAGGTGGCACCCATCGCTGTTGAGACGATGTGCATCTCGTGCTTGATGTGCTCGATGAACCCAGGCGATGCGTTCGGCGCCACGGTGGTGACGTTCATGCCAGGCGGCAGCTGCGTGATGCCGCCGCTGGCCAGCGGCCCGAGGTCGCCGGTTGCAGCACTGCGCGCCTGGTTCATGCCTTCCACGTCGGCCTGCGACAGCGCCGAGGGGTCGCCGCTGACCAGTACAGACAGGCGCGATTCCAGGTTCTTGCGCGCGATCTCGGCGTCTTCCAGCAGGCTGACATCACGCACGCGGGTGATGATCGACGCCAGGCTGGAAATGCCGCGTCCTTGGCCCGGGCGTTCAGGCCGGAAAAAGTGAATGAATTCCGACGCCGGCACACGCTTGCTTTGCGTGCGGCCGCGGGCGCGCACCAGGCCGATTTCGCCGGGGTGCTGGTCCCACAGCCAATAGGCCGCCGCCTTGCCCAGCACGTCGTATTCGATGCCGTTGATGATGGTGTTGCCCGGCATGGCGCCGCCGGCACCAGGCGCGCTCATGCGGGTGGAGTCGAGCCAGTCGATTTCCAGCAGCTGCAGCTGCAGCGGCACCGGCAGGCCGTCGGATGCGCGGCGCCAGCGCAGGCGGATCAGCACTTCGCCGTCGATGCGGCGGGCACGATAGGCGGCGGCCAGGAAGGCGCCCAGGCTGAGGCGGCCGTCAGCGTCGCAGACCTTCGACCATTCGGCGAATACCTGGTTCTTCAGTTCAGCCTGCGCGCCGGTGGCGTACGTGGTGATGCCGGTGCCGATGGCAGCGGACACGCGGCCTTCCACGCCGGCATACACGTAGGGCACGTTCTGGTAGAGCGAGCGCGCCTTGTTGCGGATGGCCACCGCGTCGCCGTAGTGGTCGGCATTCGCGCTGGCGCCGCCCCGCCGCGGCTTCCAGCCGTCGCGCGGGTTGGCGGCCTCGTAGGCGCGTTGCAGCTGCTGGCGGTGGTACAGGCGGATCAGGCCGGCGCGCGGGCTGGCCCAGCCGATCAGGCGGTCGAGCACGGTGCGCTGCACCGGCGGCTGTGCGAATTGCGGCCGGTTCATCATTCGCCCCGCTGCGACGTGAAGCGGAAGCGCCAGGGGCCATGCTGACCGCTGGTGGTGGCCTGTTGCTGGGCCAGCTCGCCCTTGACGTGGGCGTAGGCCTCGCGCAGTTCGGCGACAGACCGGAACTTGACGCGGCGCCCGTTGTATTCAACCTCAAGCTCAGCGCCGACGATGGCTGTGTTGAGGTTGTTGAGATCCTGTTGCGTAAACGACATGCACCCAGACTAGGGCGCGGTTTGTCTCATTTCTAGGCGAGCGTGAGACAACTTTTAAGGCCGGCGCGCTGTACACGCGCCTTTACTGCGGCTGCTCTGCTGCTGGCGCACTGGCAACGCGCCCCGCCTGCTTCAGCACCCGGTACACAGTAGCGCGGCTACAGCCGACTATACGCGCCACTTCAGTGGCGTTGCGGCCGTTGAAACAGCTGAGGATCTGCTGCGCCTTGCGTTCGCGTGCAGCATCGCCCGCTGGTGTGATGTACGGCCGCTCGCCGCGCTCGCTTTGCCGGATGTACTGCTTCACGTCCTCGACCTCGGTGGGCGCGATGTCGGCCAGGCGCTGCGGCCAGCTTTGCAGCATGTAGGCCCAGACGCGGTCGACGAAGTCAGGGTCGCGGAAAGGTGAGTCTGCTGCGGGCGGCTCAGGCTGCGGTGATGGCGCTGCCAGGTCGACCAGTTGCGGTTGTTCGCGCGGAGTGGTGTTGCGTCGGGTCATGGTGTCACCAGGCGCGCCCCAGGGGCGCGGCGTTGCGTTGGGCGGCGTTCAGCGGTGCCCGGTGCACAGCAGGCGTCGGAACAACCAGCTCGGGCGGCTTCGGTAGTGCCATAGCGGACGCAGCGGGCACGTTGAGCTGCGGCGGTGAGAACAGATCGTGTGGCGGCTGCACGGCAACTTCCAGGCGGCCCCACTGCGCGTCTGAATAAGCATTCAGCCCCAGCATGTACGCGCTGTGCAAAGCGTAGTTGCGGGTGTCCAGCACCTCATTGCGCGGCCGGCGCTTGACCCAGCGCAGCTGCTCGCCGCCCGCGGCCTTGACCTTGATGCGCTGTTCGGCGGTGAGCTGCTCGAACCACTCGCGGGGCAGTTCCTGGCTGAAGTGCACATAGCCCGGGCCCGGCGTGGCGATTTCGAGCTGGCCGTGCAGCAGGTCCTTCGCGGTGTCGCTGCCAATCACCCACAGCTTGATGCCGTTGGGCCAGCGCTGGCCGCGCCAGTTCACTTCCTGGCTGGCGGCGGTGCCCTTGATCGGCTTGCCCTCTTCCGAGCTGCCCTTGATGGCGTAGACGCGGATGCTGGCTTGCCACTTGCGCACGGCGTTGTAGACGGCCTGGGTGTGGAAGCCGCTGTCGATGCTGGTGGCCTCAATACCTAGCGTGCCGCCATGCCAGGCCTGCGTGTACCGCCGCTGCAGGTACTGGTAGACCTGGTCCCAGTCGCGATCGTCAGCCGGGTTGCCTTCGATGATGTGGTGGTCGATGGGCCATGACTCCATGCCGCGGCCCCAGGCCCAGATGCCCAGCTCCCACCGGTTGCCCTGCAGGTCGATGCCGCAGGTCAGTTTCAGGCCACCCACCGGCACGGTGCACAGCGCATAGGGCTCGGCCCGCTTCTGCAGCGCATGTTCATCGGCGGCCTCGCCCTTCTCTTCCCAGGTCTCGCCCAGTGTGGTGTTGACGAAGGTCTTCAGCAGTGAGAGGTCACCACGCTCAGCCAGGCGCGCTGCGGCGATGAACTCTTCAGCGATCTGCACCCACGTGGCCTGCGGCGCGCAGGCAGTCCAGATGCACATGGCCACGTGGCGCGGCACCGGCGCCACCGTGCCGGGTGCTGGCTTCGGCGGCCATTCGCACACACGCCAGTCGAGGCTGCCGGCCTGGCGGAAGTTGGCTTCGGCGATGGGCGGAATGCGGCCGCTGTCCAACCAGATGCCAGTGCGGCTGCAGATCCACACGCCGGTGTGCCACACCTGCAGGTACTCTGCCTGGGTCATGCCACTGCCGCAGTGCGGGCAGATGTGTTGCGCGGTCTCAGGCTGGCCGGGCAGCCACTTCAGGCCGTGGGCCTTGTCTTTCCCGCCGAAGGTAATCTCGTGCAGCTCGCCGCAATGCGGGCACGGCACGTTCCACCGCATGTGGACATCGGCCTCGGCCTCGCGGTCCTCGGTGTTGTCGTTATGCTTGAGCTTGGGCGTGCTGCCGGCGATGCTCTTGGGGTAGACCGCGCCTTCGATGCGCTTGTCGCCCAGCTTGCCCGGGCTGCCTTCCTTTTCGATGTCGCGGTCGAAGCCGCTGAATTCGTCGTACACCACGGCGTCCACGGTCAGGCGGCGGTAGTTCTTCGCTGCCTTGCCGCCGCGCATGTGCAACAGCCCCGTGGTGAACTTCTTCACCCGCATGGTGTTGTCCTTGCTGCGGCGGGTGAAGCGCGGCATCACGCGGCGCATGACCTTCACGTCACGCAGCATCGGTTCAAGTTCGGTCGTGACGAACTCGTCGCGGTCATCGTCGGTGGGCTGGTAGATGACGCCGTTGCGGCGCTTGTGCTCAGCCAGGTAGGCCAGGTAGGCCAGCAGCATCTTGGTGTAGCCGACGCGGGCGCTTTTGCGGACAGTGACACTGCGGACCTCATCGTGGCCCATCACGTCCATCATGCCGATCTGGAATGGCCAGCAGACCCACTTCCCTTCGATGTAGCTGCTTTCCGTCGACAGGTAGAAGTGCTTCTCGGCCCATTGGCTCAGGCGCATGGGCGGCGGCTTGCGCAAGACGCGCAGCGACCGGCCGACGGTGCCGCAGATGGACGCACGCAGCTCGGGCGGCATCGCGTCCAGCATCTGCAGCACGTCGGCCACATTCATGCCGTGATCTCCCCGGCCTGGTCGATGTCGTCTTCAGCCTCGTCGTCTTCTTCGCGCTGCAGGCGATCGGCACTCTTCAGGTTGGCGCCGGCACAAAGCTCGCGACAGGTGTGGATCTCGGCGGCCAGCTGGGCCAGTGCGCTGGCGGGGAGGTCGGGCAGCGCACGCTTGATCTGCGGCACCAGGGCATCGAGGCGCGTGGCGATCTGACGGGCCACATCGGCCAGGATCACTTCGAGGATGGCGACAGGCGCGAACTCTTTGCGGGTGACGGCGTTGGCCATCGCCACCTTGTCGGCGGTCTCGCGCGCCAGGCGGGCGCGTTCGGTGCTGAGTTCACCGTCCGGGTCGCGGCCTGCCGCAACCTGACGCAGGTGCTCGCAGTAGGCCAAGCGCCATACGTCGCCGGTGTCCCCCTGCCGCAGAACGCCACGGGCGATCAGATCGCTGACGGCCTGCTGGCTGATGCCGACGTGCACGCCGAAGGCAGCCTGGGTGCAGGGG